GGAACATAACAAAAGATTTAGACAATAAAACTTTTACCGCATCGTATAGTTATGATGCTCCTTTCACAGAATGGTCTGAAGCTCCTGTTGCTTATTTATTAAAGACACCAGAGATTAAGTTGACACTTGATAGTGATAATAGTGAAATACTTTGCTGTTCTCGAAAGATGGAAGATTGGTCAGGATGGAATATCAGAAACATAGACATTCCTGCTGGTACAACAAAATCTTTAGACAGACCAGAAAGTACAAATTGTTATATGGTTTTCTGTAAAGAAGTTTCTATTGGTGAGACAGTATTGGAAAAATGGTCTGTAAGAAATCTATCATCAGAGTCTATTGATGTTACAAACAGCAATGATGAACCTTGCAAAATAGTTCAATATTATAAATAAATGTATAGGAAAGTTAAATGCCAATAGAAGATAAAATTACTCTTGATAGAGCAGAACGTAAAATTGTTATAGAAAAAGTACAAGATACTACTCCTGTAATGGAGCAAAATAAAATATTTAGGAATCATGTTCCAGAAGCTCAAAGAGGAGACTTTCAGCGAATAGCACAGATACCACTAATTGCTTTACAAATACAGACTAAAAAAAGACACGGACATAGCAATTGGTATAAATTACACAAGGACCAACAAATGGAGATCATTAAGTCTATGATAAATAGTAATGAGTTCCAAAATTTTAAAGTAGGAAGTAAGGGATTATAATGGCATTAAATACTTATTCAGGATTACAAGCATCCATTGCTAACTTTTTAGCTAGATCAGATTTGGGTACAGAAATTATAGATTTTATAGCACTGGCTGAATCTGAAATAAATAGAGAGCTTAGAATTAGACCTATGGAAACTACAATTAGTTTTACTATAGATGCAGAGACAGAAGCTCTACCCACAGGATTTTTAGGAGTAAGAAGTTTTTTTATTAATGGTACTAAAAAACAACCATTACAGTTTATAACTCCGTATCAACAACATCAAACACAAGGATCTAGTACTAGTGGTGTTCCTAGAGCTTATAGTATTGAAGGATCTAATTTTAGATTTAGTCCTTTACCATCAGGTACACATACAGCTACATTAACATATTATAAAGCTTTTGATGCTTTATCTGATAGTAATACTAGTAATTTTATACTTACTAATCATCCAAATGTTCTTTTGTATGGAGCATTGTATCATGCATCTAATTTTATTAGAGGTGTAGATCCAAATGTAGTAACTCAATGGAAAGAACAATTTATGAATGGCATTAATCTTATTAGAGAACATAATGATAAAGAATCTTATAATGCTACACCATTGGTTCAAAGAACAGATATTAATCTTAACAATTTAGATAACATAAACTAATGCAAGTTCCTTTTGCAGAATGGCTGCCTGATTTACCTGATCACCTTAATCCTGGAGCAACAATAGCTAAAAATGTATATCCAGCTGTAAACAGTTATAGACCTTGGAAAGCAATACAACAACAACCAAATATATCTGCAATTGCTGCAAGAGTACATGGAGCTGCTGCATTTAAAGATGATGGTGGTACATCATATATATTTTCTGGTAAAGCAGACAAATTATATAGATTACAAAATAATATATTTAATGATGTTAGTGGTGGACAAACATTTGTAACTACACTTGATAACTATTGGGATTTTATTAAGTTTGGAGAAGAAATTATCGCTTTTAATGGTAATGAACCTCCACAAAAATTTACTATGGGTACATCAACTAACTTTGCTGCTATACCTAACTCTCCATCTTTTAGACACGCAGCTGTTGTAAATAATTTTGTTGTAACTGGATTTCAGGGTACATTTCAAAACAGAGTACAGTGGTCAGCTGTAAATGATGTTACTTCTTGGACAGCAGGATTAAATTTAGCTGATATAGAAGATTTACCAGAAGGCGGTGTTATTACAGGAATCACTGGTGGACAATATGGATTAATATTTCAAGAAAATAGAATTACTCGTATGGACTATCGTGGTGGTGCTATAGTATTTTCTTTTAGAAGAATTGAAGATAACAGAGGAGCTGTGCAAGGCAAATCAGTTATTAAAGTTGGTAATGTAGTATATTTTTATTCTGCTGATGGGTTTTATGTTACTGATGGAAACTCATCTAAAGCTATAGGAAATGGTAAAGTAGATAGATTTTTTGCTAGTGATGTTAAATTAGATTTGAGAGAAAGAATTAGAGCTACACACGACCCTGATAATAAATTAATTATATGGTCATATCCATCCGTTAATGTACCAGTTAATACACAGTTTAATGATAAAATGATTATATATCATTATGAAAGTAACAGATGGTCATTGGTAGAACTGAATCACGAATTAATTTTTAATGCACTATCTCAAGGTGCAACACTAGAACAATTGGACTCTCTTGCAGGTACAAATATTGATAACTTAACAGTATCATTTGATTCTGCTGGATATAGTGGTGGACTTCCATCTTTGAAAGTATTTGATACATCTCACTTCTTAGGTGATTTTAGTGGAGATAATTTAGAAGCCACATTACAAACTGGAGAGTCTGAGATAGCTCCAAATATGAGAGCATTGGTTACAGGATGCAGACCAATAGTAGACACAGATGCTGCTAGAGGATTTTTACTACACAGAGAAAAGGTTGCTAGTACCTCTACTACTGATGGACCATTTACAATGCATCCAACTGGCATGATACCTTTTCACAGGTCTGCTAGATATTTTAAAATTCAACTAAACATCCCTAGTGCAACTACTTGGTCAGATGCACAAGGATTAGATGTAGAAGCAATACAGGAAGGTTATAGATAATGTTGTTACAACCAGGACAAGGTATGGGTTTATTGGGTGCATATAACACAGGTTATACACCAATTAATCCACAAATGAATCATTATAATTCATTATTAGGAAGAATAGGTGGAATGACCTTCTCGCAACCATCAGGTGCTATGGGTCCAGTAGCTAACTATTTTGAAGGCAATACTCTTATGTCAGGTGCAACAGGACAGCCTGTGTATAATTTACCAGCAGGAGCTGGACAACAATACGGTACGACTCAATCTTATATGGATACATTAGGTAGAATGCCTACAAGCTCTAGTGAGATTGTAAGTCCATATATTTATTATAGACCACAAACAGACCTATCTAAAATACAAGATGCTCTAAAACAACAAGAAGCTAACAAATTTCAGGAAGCTGCTAATCGTATGGTAGGGAGAGGCGGTGGCGGTGAAGGTAGACCAGGTGGTAACGGTCAAAATGATGGAGAAGTTGGTAGACCAGGATCAGAAGATGACAGAGGATATGGATTTCAAGGTTATGGTGCTGGAGCAGATGAAGGTGGAGGAAACTCAGGACAATCTGGATCTGGAGGTGTTGGAACATCAGGTGGACCAGGAACTGGTAACTTTGGTGGAATGGGTAATGGACTAGCGTAATGGCTGAACAAAGAAACTTAGATTATATATATCAAGATACTAATCAAGAAAACTTTCAGTTAGTATCTGAAGATATAGTTAATACTTTAGTTAATATACAAAACCAACAAAATGCAGAGGTTGCAACTTGGTTTCTTGCATAAATTGTGATCATAACTGTCATTGTGGTAATGGTGGTCAATGTTCAGTATGTAATTGTTTAAACTGTGAACACAATGCACTAGATGAATTTTGGAAAAATCTGAAAGAGGAAGAAAATGGCTCATGCATACAAGAATAAGAAAGTAGATTTTAATTCTACAAATGCTGTTGATATACTAGCCCCAGCTACTAATACAACTGCTATAATTAAATCTATGCTTCTATCTGATGATGGAGGCGGTAGTAATTTTCTAATGAAAATTGTAAATGGTGCAGACACATTTAATATATTTAATGGTGGAACAATAGCATCAAACGGAACAACTGAATTGTTAACACATCCATTAGTTTTACAACATGGAGATACTTTAAAAATAACAGCTGCAACTGCTGACAGATTACATTTAGTTATGAGTTATCTGGAGGTTTCATGATTGAAGCTGTATATATTCCAAGCGAAAATATTAATGATTGTTGGAATCTTGTTGATCAACATATTTCTAATGCGTTAGAAAGATCAGGCAATCATTATAACTCAAGTGACATACAAGATAAATGTGCAAAAGGTGAAATGCAACTTTGGATTGGTTGGGATAATACTAAACCAAAAGATGATGCACACTATGCAACTTGTGTTACTGAAATCATTGTAAGACCAAATAGTAAAACATTTAGTATTTTTATTATGACAGGTCGTAATATGAAAGACTGGGTACATAACTTAGATAAGTTAGCAGAATTTGCTAAATCCAGAAACTGTACTCATTTTGAAGCTGTAGCTCGCCCAGGATGGGAACGAGTACTAAAGCGTTTTAATTTTAAGAAAACTCATGTATATTTAGAGAGGAAGTTATAATATGTCTAGAGGCGGCGGTAACGATACCAAAGAAACAACGACTAAGGCGGAACCATACGGTCCTTCCGAACCCTATTTACAGGATATAATGAATGAGGCTGCAAACCTCTATGCATCAGGAACTGGTATGCAATACTATCCTGGTTCTACTGTTGTTCCTATGTCAGGACAAACACAAGCATCATTAGCTGGTCAGGAAAATTTAGGTTATGGAATGATGGGGGGATCTCCATTATATAGCCAATCTGCTGATATTATGTCTGGATATGCTGGTGGTTTAGCACCATCTACATTTGCTGGTGGGCAATCATTAGCAGATTATAGAGATGTACTAGCTAGTCAAGCTATGGAAAGTGTACAAGATCAATTTGCTGGTATGGGCAGAACTGGAGCTTCGCCTCAAGCCCAAGCTGCTGTTGCTAACCAGTTTAGTAGAGCTTATGTACCAACAGCATTACAATTTAGAGAAGCTGAACTTGGCAGACAACAACAAGCTAATGCATTAGGACAAGCTCAACAGCTACAAGCTGCTGGTATGTTACCTGGCATTCAACAAGCTATGGATCAAAGAGCTATGATGGGTACTAACTTACTTGGTAATGTAGGACAACAAAGAGAAGGCTATGCTGGTCAGTATTTACAAGAAGATCTACAAAGATATCAGTTTGAACAAATGGCTCCATATCAAAGATTACAACAATATGCTGGTACTATACTTCCTATTGCAGGACAATTTCCAATGACAACTATGACACAACCTGTACCTAGATATAATGCTCTTACAGGAGCTTTAGGTGGAGCTATGTCAGGAGCTGCTATGTTCCCTGGCAACCCTATGATGGGTGCTATGGGTGGTGCAGCACTAGGATTCTTTAGTGATCGTAGATTAAAAGAATCTTATAGAGTAGTTGGTAAATCACCATCAGGTATTAATATATACCAGTTTAAGTATAAAGGATCAGATGACATTTACGAAGGTGTAATGGCAGATGAAGTACCATATGCTGCTTATGAAAACGAACATGGTTATGATCTTGTTGATTACAGTAAAATAGATGTAGAATTTAGGAGGATTGCTTAATGGCACATGATGGAACTAATCATCCTTGGTATCAGGGATTTACAAATATATTTGGTAATATGAATCAAGGCTTTCAAAATGCAATGATGCCTCAAACTCAAAATGTTACTAGACAAGACTTTCTTGCAGATTGGTTTAGACAACAAGGACAAATAGCAGATAATGGTTTCTTTGATGTACAAGGGTTTATGAGTACAAATGATGCAGGTGAACAAATATTTGATCCTGTAAAATTTAGAGATGCTTATGCTGCTGGTGATCCAAATGCAGCTATGGCTATGGTTCTAGGTGAAGAAGCTTTTAAAGATAGTAAACTAGCACCTAAAGGTAAGATGAATGAGTTGATGAATAATCCTGCATTTATGATGGGATTAAATTTAATGGGTCAAGCAGCACAAGGTAAAGGTATTCAAGAAGCACTTGCTCCATCTATGACAGCTACACAAGCTTTTATGACTAATCAGGAGCTAAGACAGCAAAATAAAAGATTAAGCATGAACAGAGATGGTACTATATCTGAAGCTTTGGATTCTGCTGTTAAGAGAAAAATAGATTTAAAAACAGCTGAAGCTGGTGCAACAATAGCTACAGCAGAAGCTGACTCTGTAACTGAAAGAATAAGATTACAATTTGAAAGCATGGGATTAAGCAATGAAGCTCAAAAACAAGCTAATGAATTCTTTGAAATAACTAAAGATGGTAAGGCAGAATTAGTTGAACAACAAGTTACTAAAGGATTCCAAGATATAGATAAAGGTAACATAGAAATAAAAGTTGCTGAAGCTACATATGCAGCACTACCTCAAATGCAAAAACTGCAAATGGAAAATCTTGCATTAACTAATGAAGGTTTATCAAATGATTTAAAAATGGATGTAATTGATATGAAAGTTGCAGAAATCAATATGATGAATCAAAAAGATGCTAGAGAAATAAATCAAGATTGGTTTGATACAGTAGATGCAATGGATGCTACTAATGCTGAAAAAAATGCAATGAAGCGTGGTGGACCTGACCGATGGTTTGCAATGGTGGATGAGAAAGAACTGCTTAGAGTTGAGTCTGATTATGAAGCTAATCATAAATCTACAATTAGTAAGTCTAAAATGTTTAAATTCTTTACAAATCGTGAAGATCAAGAAAATATTGAAGAACTATTGCATGAACAAATTAAATCTCAAGCTATTAAATTAGCTGCTGCAAATGATAGAAAAACACCTATTAGATCAGATTATTTAGAAGCTGAAAAATTAGTTTATAGCAATAATAATATTCATGAAAATAGTAGTATGTGGCAATGGTTAGGTGGTTCTAAATTTCAAATTGGAGTTTTGAATACTGTTCAAAGAGCAAAAGGTGGACCAGTACAAGCTGGTAAACCTTATATTGTTGGAGAAGAAGGTCCTGAAGTTATGGTTCCTAATCAAAGCGGCAATATAGTTTCTAATCCTGCTACTAAAGGTGGATATAACTGGGAAGATGCTATTATAGATAATAGTGAAATGCTTAAAAAAATAAAACAAACTAACGGTAGAGCAGAAGCTGTAAAAGCACTAAAGAAATTTAGACCAGATTTATATGTCTAATGAGTTTGTTGGTGGGTTAGACGATAATATAGTTGATATACCTGATATTCTAGAACCTAAAGTAGGATTTAATATTAGGAATCCTATAGAATTATTTTTTGAAGAATCTTTACCTGCATCACTCTATCAATACTTTACTGGTAATACTAAAGCCAAACAAGCTGAAGAAGCTCGTAAAAAACTTAGAACATTAGATCCAAATACAGATGAATGGAAAGAGTCGTTTAGAATATATAATAAATTTGGCTATCTATTGCCTGATGAGTCAGGAGAAAAAGGATCTTTTGATATAAAAGAAGTAGCTAAGTTTGTAGCATCCAATCCTGAAATGTTAGCTAGTGAAATGGTAAATGCAATATTGGCTGATCCATATTTATTATTTATACCATTCTTAGGGTGGGGTAAATTAGGAGCTAACACAGCTGCTGCAATTGGTGTTACAGGAGCTAAAGGTCAAAAATTATTGAATGCTGGTTCAATGTTTGCTACAGGAGCTGCGCTAGGTACTGCATATGGTGGTATCTTACAGTTAGGTGAAGATGCCGATATAGATGCTAAAAGAACATTAGCAGAAGCTACTATTGGTGGTACTGCAAATTTAATGTTTGGTGCTATGATTGCTGGTCTTGGTACAAAGGTTGCAAAAGCTACAGGAGATGATCCTGAAAAAGTAGGTAGAAAAATATATGAAGCTGCATCTAAAAGACCTGAAGATCCTATTCCTGATTTAGATAAAGCTATTAAAGAAATACTAGATGAAATGGATGCACCTCAACTTCAAAGAAAAGAAGTCGAGGATATGGTTAATTTTAGATATAAAGAGGAACTCAATAAAGCAAAAAATGATGCTATACGAGGCAACTTCAATTGGAAGGTTGCAGCATCATTAGGTGGTATAGGTGCATTTTCTGGTTTTCTTACAGCTAAAGATGAAAAAATAGCTGCTGCTACTGCTGGTCTGTCATTAGGTTTAGTTCCATTTGCTTTTAATAAAGCGACACAAGTACTAACTCGTAAAAGAACATTTGATGAACAAAAAATTGTAAGATCAAATGAACTTCAAGCAGATGAACTTACAGCTGCGTTAGATGGTGGTATAAAAGGTGTAGAAGTAGCATCTACAAGATTAGGTGAAGCAATTAGATCAAACTTTAGTGAAAGAGCTAGAGAAGCTATGGTCTTTGCTGTACAAAATCCTAGTGCTATAGCATCTGATGGAACATTTGTTTGGCAAAAATTTAATAAAGACACTTTGATGAGAGCTAGGAATCTTAGAGATCAGGGTAATGTTAAAGCAGCTCAAGACTTAATTGATTCTATGCCTACAGAAACTATAAAGTTTTCTAAGAAAGAATTGGACTTTATAAAAAACCAATTGCCAGATTATTTTGAAGTAACAAGAAATAAGATGGTAAAAGATGGGTTTAGATTTGGTTATGTAAAAAACTATCTGGCTCAAGAATGGGAGCTAGGACCAACAGCTGATACATTTGCACTTGCACAAAGATTTGATAAAGGTGAAAAGACATTTGGTGAAAATGTTTTAAAACTAATAGGTGCATCTGGTGGTATTGGTAAGTATGGTAAAAGTAGAATTATACCTAATTATAAAGAGGGTATAGAGCTTGGATATATACCAAGAACAAATAATCAAGGTGATATTGATATTGCAGATATAGTTACTCGTTATTCTATATCTATGGGTAAAGCTGATATAGAAAGAAAAACTATTAATGAATTTACTAAATTTAAGTTTCCAGGACTAGGCACACAAGCAATACATAGATCTTTTGCAGATATACCTGATGATTTAAAAACAGATTTTGTTGCATTTAATCATCCTAGTATCAATAAAAGAATATATAGGAACGATGTTTTAGATAAAGAAGAAATAGCTTTTGTACATAAAAGTGTAAAACCTTATATACAAATGGTTATGGATGCTACAGATCCACCTGCACTAGTAAAACATTCACAGAATGTAAACTTTTTGATGAAACGATTTGCTGTAGGAGCATCTTTCTTTCATGCAGTATCTCTTGGAGAAAGTATGATATTTACTTTTTTACGAGATGGTGCGATGAGAAACTATACAGGTAAACTATTTAAAGACTCAGTTACAGGTCGTAAGAGTCTTATGCAAAAATGGACAGAAAATCCTAATGATCCATCATTTAAAAAATGGATGGAATCAGAGTATGTTGCAACTACAACAAGATTACAAAATGATCCAAACTACAGAGATGTTATACAGCTTTTAGTTAAGAATGGTTTAGAAATAAATAAACCTGCCGATGTAGGACATGATCAGTTTTACGCATCATTTAACCAAATAGAAAGAGCAGTATCTAAAATACCTGCTTTGGGTAAAGTGATGAATGATCTTGGTGTAAGACCTGCTAGGTCTGTATTTAAATGGTTTGATAAAGTAACTTGGGAAAGAGCTTTTACATCATTTAAATTACATACTGCTATTGCACAAATGAATAAACAAATATTAAGAGATCCTGAAGGTAGAATACCACTGAGGATACACGCTAGAGATGCAGCTGAATTTACCAATGACGCTTTTGGTGGACAAAACTGGACAAGATTAGCTAATGATACAGCTAATCCAATACTAAGAAGTATGGCACAAGCTACATATAAACCAGGAGCAAAGCCATATGTTCAATTTGCATTTTTCGCACCAGACTGGACTATATCAAATATTAGAATACTTGCTCGAGCATTTCCTGCATTTAATTCAAATGAACGAACAAGAAACCTATATATGATGTATTTAATTAATGGTGCAATTTTATATGCAATACTTGGAAATGCTGTTAACTATGCATTTACTGGTAAGAGCATCTTTGAAAATAAAGATCCTACTAGAATTGACTTAGGTAACGGTGAAGTTATGACATTTAGTAAACAGTACATGGAACCTTTCCATTGGATAACTGATCCACAAAAAACATTATTAA